GGTGACGTTTTGGAACCTCACCTTGACCGAGGACGAGAAGGCGTTTGTGCGTGAGCAGGCGCAGCGTAGTAATCAGGGCAACACGACAAGCCAGAACAACTACCTGCTGTTTGAAGAGCCTATGGAGCGCGTGGCTGGCTTTGTTGAGAACTGTCTAGCCGAGTACATGAAGGCAATCCATGCGCCGAAACACAAGGTAGCGCCATACATTACGCAGTCTTGGGCGAACTATACAAAACCGGGCCAGTATCACCATAAGCACGCTCACCCTAATTCGTTCATCTCTGGGTGCGTATACATCGCTGCCAAGGGCGACAAGATCTTCTTCTACCGAGATGGGTATCAGCAGATCAAACTGCCGACTGAGAACTGGAACCCGTACAACAGCGAGAGCTGGTGGTTTGAAGTAAATGAAGGTGATGTGATTCTGTTTCCGTCAAGCCTTACCCACATGGTTGAGCAGATGGGTGAAGACACGGAGGAGCGCATCAGTATTGCGTTCAATACTTTCCTAAAAGGTCAGATTGGTTCGCCAGACGAGTTGACGGAGTTGCAACTGTGATTTTGCGTTCTGTGAACAACGATTTCCCCAAATGGTATGCCGAATACCCTGTTGAGGATTTGGGCGTGTTCATGGACAAGCTGCCGGAGAAGTTTCTGCCGGTGATTGAAGAAGATATAAAAGCGCGGGGCATGGTGCATCCAATCATCATCTTCAGCCCGTATGAGTCTTACCAAACAGACCCCAATCCTGATGTTCCTAGTGGCAGCGTAAAAAGGGAAATACTGCGTGTATACATGGGCCACAAAAGAATCTGGGTAGCAAAAAAACTTGGATATACACATATTTCTGCTTATCACGTTAAAACCGATGCAGATGCACGAATGCTCTGCGCTCACACAACTATTCGTGAGTTTTGCCCAAATTAGGAGTTAATGATGGCCCATTACGCTGAGATTGATTCAAACAATACTGTCCTGCGTGTAATCGTTGTGGACAATAAAGATTGTGCTGATGCCAATGGCGTCGAGAAAGAACACATTGGTGCCGCGTTGTGCGAGCGTCTATTCGGTGGGACTTGGAAGCAAACCTCATACAACGGCAGAATGCGGAAGAACTACGCTGGCATTGGCTACACCTACAACCCGAGCATTGATGCGTTTGTTCCGCCGCAGCCTTACGCTTCGTGGGTGTTGAACGATGCTGCCCAATGGGAAGCCCCGGTACCTATGCCTGAAGATGACAAGCGTTATTCGTGGGATGAAGCAACCTTGTCTTGGGTAGAGGTTGATGGCCTGTGAACCTGCGCGTTGCAATCGCCGCCCTTACTCTTAACGCTTCGGCGCTAGTGGGCATTGCGGTTCATGAAGGGTATAGCGAACCAACAAAATGGAATGAATGAGATGGATGCGCAGATGCTTTTCAATGTCCTTGTCGGTGTAGCCTCGTTCTTTGGTGGCTGGGTGCTGAACAGCATCACGAAGGCGATTGAGCGTCTGGACAAAGATGTCAGAGAGATGCCGCACATGTATGTCACCAAAGAGGACTACCACCGCGACATCGATGAAATCAAAGAAATCTGCAAGCAGATCTTCGACAAGTTGGACAACAAGGCTGACAAGTGAGGTGAAACATGAAGATCACCAATGCATGGCGCAGTCAAAACAAGAACGTTGATCGGATTGAGGTGCGGCTTCGTATAGGTGCTGTGACGGTCTATGAACTGTCTGTTGATCTGAGTGACAAGAAGTGGCGCATCGGACTGTTCAACTTTTTTGTGAGCAATTGACATGCTGACCTTGCTCTCAACCCTTCTTGGGTTCTTCTCCTCCGGTCTTCCGAAGGTTCTAGACTTTTTTCAGGACCGCGCAGACAAGCGTCATGAGCTTGATCTGGTTCGGATTCAGAACGAGCGGGAATTGATGCTGGCTGAGAGGGGTTTTCTAGCCCAACAGAGGGTCGAGGAAATCAAGCTCGACCAAGTAGAGATGGAAGGGTACTTCCAAGAGCGTCAGGCGCTCTATCAGCACGACATTGAGATTGGGAAGGGTGCATCCCAGTGGGTCATCAATGTACGCGCCATGGTGCGTCCTACGATCACCTTCGGGCTGTTCCTTCTGTTGGTCATCGTGGACACCGCGGGCATCATCTATGCCTACAGCATGGGGGTTCAGTTCACCGACATGATGGAGTACGTCTGGGACGATGAGACGCAGATGGTTTGGGCGTCTGTGATTGCTTTCCACTTTGGCACTAGAGCGTTCCAAAAATGACAATCGGCGTATACGCAATTATTCATAAACAGACAAGAAGGGCTTACATTGGAAGCAGTTCAAATGTTGAGCGCAGGCTGACTATTCATAAGTCTTACATCAATACCAATAGTAGGTTTGTGCCAGTTGGAATAAAGGAGTCTGGTTCTTTCTGTCTTAAAGATTTTGAGTTTAAAATTGTAAAAATCACTTCATCTATTGAAGAGGCAAGAGAACTTGAAACTGCTGCTCTTGAATGTTTCTTTGGAGATGATTTATATAACAAATCACCTCATGCTAATGGTTCTACTGGCACAACTCGCAATCGTAGCTCTTATGTTGCTGGGGCTAGAAAGAGACTATCAAACCCAACTTATAGGGCCAAATTGAGTTTGGCTTGCAAAGGAAAAAGGAAAATTGTTACTTGTCCTAAGTGTGGGGTTTCTGGTGGTGGCGGCAATATGCGTCGTTATCATTTTGCTAACTGTAAACGATGAACGTCTCGGAACAATGCCTAGCCATGATCAAACGCCATGAGGGAGTCAGGTTCAAGCCGTATCGGTGCCCTGCTCAACTCTGGACGATCGGCGTTGGGCATGTTCTTTACCCAGAGCAGACCAAGGTTCGTGTTTGGACTGGTGGCGCCAAGGATGGAACGCGAATGGCGTGGGCGTTACATCATGAGCACAACCGAGTATTTGAGAAGGACGAGGTGGATCAACTGCTGTCGGCAGATCTTCACCGTTTTGAGCGAGGTGTACTTCGTCTTTGCCCTGTTCCTCTTACTCAAGGGCAGTTTGATGCGCTGGTCAGCTTTGCCTTCAATGTAGGACTCGGAGGTCTTCAACGCAGTCAAGTGAGGATGAAGACCAATCGGGGTGACAAACGTGGGGCTGCCAAAGCTTTTATGAACTGGACCCGAGGCGGTGGAAAGATTCTACCGGGCTTGATCAAACGACGCCGCGATGAAGCGGCAACCTATTTGAGGTGAGTCATGAGTTCTGCTGTCAAGACTAACCCGGAGAAGTGGAAGCGAATCGTTGCCTCGGTAAAGGCGTCCGGTAAGGGCGGTTCCCCGGGGCAATGGAGTGCCCGGAAGGCCCAACTAGCCACCCAGAAGTACAAATCGTCTGGTGGCGGTTATAAGGGTCCTAAAAGTGCTGATAACAGTCTCTCTCAGTGGTCGAAACAAGACTGGGGCACGAAGTCTGGTAAACCTTCTACACAGGGTCCTAAAGCCACTGGAGAGCGGTATCTGCCGAAGAAGGCAATTGAGTCATTGTCGCCCTCGGAATATGCTGCGACTACGCGGGCTAAACGCGAAGGGAAGGCTGCGGGCAAGCAGTTTGTGGCCCAACCTGAGAAAATAGCGAAGAAGACCGCCAAATATAGGAGTTGGTGATGCCGACGGCAGCCGTTATGACGTACGACTCTTTGGTCGATGACATCTCGTCTTACCTCGAGCGGACGGACCAGCAGACTCTCGACAAGATCCCGACCTTCATCATGCTGGCCGAGCAGGTTATTGCGGCCGAGATTAAGTTTCTTGGCAACCTGACGGTGAATCAGAGCAACATGGTCCAGGGGCAGGCCGTCATTGATAAGCCGGCTCGCTGGCACAAGACGGTCTCAATGAACGTCACGGTGGGTGGGGTAAGACAACCAGTTTTACTCCGCAAGTACGAATACCTTCGGGAGTATTGGCCAGATCCTGCGGACACCGATGTTCCGAAGTTCTACTGCGACTACGACTATACCCATTGGCTAATCGCTCCGACCCCGGACAGTGCGTACACGTTTGAGGTCTTGTACTACGAACGAATCCAACCTCTGGACTCGAGCAACCAAACGAACTGGTTCACCATCTACGCCCCGCAGGCTTTGTTGTATGGATCTTTGCTACAGTCGGCTCCGTTCTTAAAGAACGATGAGAGATTGCCAATGTGGCAGGCCCAGTACCAGAACATCATGGGCGTGTTGAAGGCCGAGGACGTATCGCGTATCGGTGACCGTCAAACCATTGCTGTGGATACCTAATCATGAGCTACAACTCGCCCTTCACAGGCCAAGTTATCCAGCCGACGGACGTTTCTTACCGGGCGGTTACTCTTGCTGCCAATACTCAACTGGAGTGGCCAATCAATGGCAATGCAACGGATGATTATGCAGCGCGGATTATGCAGGTCACGGCAACGTCTGCCGGCTTGGAACTGCGTATGCCTCCAGCAAACCAGACGTCCGTTGGCAACGATGCACTGATCCGCAACGTCGGGGCAAACTCGTTCACGGTTAAGACGTATGACGGCACCAATGCGATTGTCACAGTCGCTGCCGGGGAAGCTGCATACATCTACATCACGACTAATCCAACCGAGGCTGGCACTTGGGGCCTGATCGACTTTGGCGTTGGATCGTCTTCTGTAGACGCTGCGACGCTACAGGGTTACGGCATTCTGGCCATCGGCTCGACTCTCAACCAGAGTCATCCGGTCAACACGTTTTCTAATAACTCGACGGCCAATGCAACCTATCGAGCCCAGACATGGGTGTGGACCGGCGGTGCTGGGACTCTCACCCTGACGTCCGCGGTGACCCTAGGGAACAACTGGTTCATCATGGTCAAGAACGGTGGTAGCGGTCAGTTGACCGTGGCCACTGATGGTGTAGATCTTCTTGATGGGTCTCTGACCCTGACCGTACAACCGGATGAATCTTGTTTTATCGTCTGCTCGGGGACGGCGTTCTATACGGTAGGTCTTGGCCGATCGACAGAGTTTGTCTTTACCCAACTGAGTAAGGTGGTTACTACCGGAACTTACACTCTGACAGCCGCGGAGGCAGGAAACGTCGTCCAGACCTACACCGGGACTTTGATCGGCAACGTCACGATTGTCGTTCCTCCGACTGTGCAGGTGTACTACGTCAGCAATCAGACGGTCGCCGGTGGATTCACGGTCACGTTTACGACTAACGTCGGTGGTGGTGCGGACTATGTC